TCTCTTCTGTTTTAGTCTCTTCTGGTTTAGTCTCTTCTGGTTTAGTCTCTTCATCAGCCTCAAATACTTTCATAAATTGAGAATATTTCATTAGACTTTCTTTCTTTTCGACAGATTCAGCACTTGACTTACCAAATTGAAGATCCGGTTCTAGAACACCTCTCATTGTTGAGTTAAAGTTAACTAACTCTTGTTTCATTTTCTCCCAAAGAACTAAGTTTTCACTATTTTTAAAGTTTTTAGTAATCTCATCACTAGTTGCTTTCATAACATCATTTTTAACAGTTACTGCATATAAATTATTAATCTTCTCAGCTATAGCTTCAGGTTTTGTTAAGAAACTATCAAGATTCTCTTTATAAGTGACATCACTTGGACCCTTTGCATTAAATTTTTTCCTAACCAATGCATAAATTTTCTCGATTGGATTCTTTACTTTTTTACCACTCTCAGCTCTTTGTTCAGGTGTCATTTTTAATAAAGCATCTAATTCATTTATGGCGTCAGCATCACTCTTGAAATAAGAATATAATGACTTAATAACAGCATTGATACTTTTTGAGTTTTTAAAATCCCATTGAACAGTTCCATCTGGATTTTGTTTCATACCACCAACTTGTTGATTTGCCTCACCACCATATCTAGCATGAGCTGTATCTTCAACTTCTTCAAAGATTAAAGATTCTTTAAGAGCTTCCGCTTCGGCTTCTCTTCTAAGTCTTTCTCTAGTACCTTCACCTTCTTTTGTATTTTTACCTAGTTTCTTTTGTTCTTCTCTCCATTTAGCCACTTTTTGTTGATATATTTCATCAGCAGTGGGTTTTTTAGAAGTGCCTTTTTCAGCATCTATTTTTGCTTGATTTGCTTTAGCAACTTCTTTTTCTTCAGGTGATAAAGTACCACTTTTTTGAGTAGAGTTAGCTAAAACAGGAGCCGCGATATAGAATTTCTTCTTCATCATCTCATCATATATCTTAACAATGTTTAATACACTTTTTAAATTTTGAAGAGAAAACTCATAAAGACTTTTAGCATCTTTATCAGATTTGGTCTCTTTTTCATCAAAATCTTCTAACTTTAATCCATCAATAAATGTTTTCCAAGCTTTTAACTTTTGTAATAGTTGATTTTTATCAGGAACATTTTCTGTTTTTTCAACAAAATCAATGGCTGAGTTTGTTAAAGTTTTAATCTCAGATAAAGGTGTTTTTTTAATATGTAAATTAAGTACTGTATTTTCTAATTTATTAAGAATTGAGAATACAGCTAGAAGAGCAAATTGTTCTTTTTGGTCATCTGTTAATTCATTAACACTAGCCTCAACAGCTATATTATCAAACTCAGACTTTAATCTAGCGATAAGAGGTTGCATTCTAACAATACTAGCACCGATACCAACTTTTCTCATTATATGGTTAATAAGTCTACCAAGTAAGGAATCACCCCATTTAATTTCATTACCCAATGCTCCAGAACCGGCTTGGTTCTCAAGTATTAGTTTATTTATAGATGTGTCTATTTTATTATTATTTTCTATAATCCTTCTTTCATTAATAGATTTAAGATAATTATCTCTAGAATTTAAATATTTCATTAAAAATGATATTATTTTTCTTATATATTATTTTCCTCTCGCCATTTTTTACTATATTTGTAATAGTTAAAAATAGTTTCTAGAAATAAATAAATAGTTTTATAGAAAATATTTTGACAATCAAATAATTTTTGTTATATTTGTATAAATAAATCCACTATGAAAAATATAATCTGCATCGACTTAACAAAATACACATTAGATGAACTAAAAGAAGTATCTAAAGTTTTCAATGTTCCATTCTTCTACTTAGAAGATATGAAAGGTAATTCAGATGAAGGTGTTTACTTTGCAAAAGTGTGGTTTGACACTTTAAATCAAGAAATTGTTGGCTACTCCTCAATCTTAGATAAAGATAAATTTGTATTGACTGGTGAATACACTGTTTTGATGGCTGACACTAAACCAGTTGAATTGAAAGTTGTTTCTATCCAAGAATTAGAAATTATGTTGAACGAAGCAATTTCAAACGAAGATTATGAAACAGCAACAGAGATTCGTGATAAAATCAATAAATTGAAAGTTGCAAAGGTTTCTTAAAAAATAACGTAAATCTGAACAATATGTAAAAAACCGAGAGAAATCTCGGTTTTTATTTTTTAAATATTTTTTTTTCTGGTTAATTTTAAAATTTTCTTAAAAAATCCATGTTTTACTAAATTAACCGAAAAAAAGTAGTAATATATAAAAATGTAAACTTAAATTAATGAAATGGATTTTATAGAACTAAAGTATAACGACAAGACTTATACTACACCAAACCAGATAATCGATATTCTTAAAAAAGAAAAACTCTACTGGTTAATCGACTCAGAAACTGATAAAGCAATTATTGAAATTAAAAACAATACTCTAATATGGCACGAAGGTATTTTCATGTCTGGAGATTGGAAATATGGAATTTTCAAAAATGGAGGATTTTATGGAACCTGGGAAAATGGAATTTGGGAAGATGGATATTTTGATGGAACTTGGATAAGCGGAATTAAGGCTTAATTAAAAAATAATCAATAAAACTATGAAAAAGAAGAAGGAACTGCTTAAATCTGAACTAGATTCAGTATTTGTTAGTAAAAAACTAGTGATAAAAAAAGAAGGCAATGAATGGTTTTTTGAAATAGGTAGAGAAATGACAAATGATTTATCAGAAGCAGTGACAATAATGATGAGAGTATGTAAACCAGATGACAGTGCTTGGGATATAGAAATCAATAATACAAACATAGAAAATATAACTCCGGAGAAAAGTTTATTTTGGCTAACAGGAGGAACACAAGAATGGAGAAATTTAGAAAATTATAATAGACCTTGGTGTGATTGTTATTTAGATTTTCAAGAAGAATTTGGATTTATGATTATAAAAATAATTAAAGACTCTAAAAAACTATCAGAGATAAGAGATGGATTTATTAAATACTTGAATCTACCAATAATATATGACTTTGCAATGAGTAAAAATTTATTAAAATAATTAAGAGAAACCTATCAATTTGATAGGTTTCTTTTTTTATATATAGTTTATGGAAGAGTTTAGAGAAGTTTGTCAAAACCCTTGGTGTAAAGCAACATTTACTTACAATGAGAACGATTTTATAAAATCTGAAGGAGAACTAGTTCATCCAAGGCAATGTAAAAAGTGTAGAAGTTTTAATAAAGAAATGAGTGGTGGTGTTGAATGGAAAGACAAAACATATGAAGGTAGTAGATTTGACGGAATGCCTCATCAAATATCCTATAAAGTAACAAATTTTAAACAATGATAGCTCACTTTTTTGATATAAATAGTTTAATAACTACAAATGCTAAAATATGGGTGGTTTCTAAAATAAAACCATCAATTCCTATAATTAAGATTGACCAATCAGAGTTTAACTTAATTAAAAAAGGTGTTTATAGAAAATTTAATCAACAATTTACAATTGGTAATAAGTCATATTGGCTAAGTGATAGTATTATAAATGATGTGAAGATTAAGTGTAAGAAATTAGGAGTTGATATAACTGATTTATCATTTTCTATGCAAGAGTTTATGAATCCTAATATAATTGAAAAATTGGATTATAAAATATGGACCGAAAACTTTGAACATCTTAAAAACACAAATGATGATATCTATATAATATGTTCTAAAAATAGTAAGAAAAACTATGATGTTATAATAAAGAAGTTAGAAGAAAAACTAAAAGAATTAGGACTTGTAGTAAAAGAATATTATTACTTATCAGAGACTTTTTATAATAGAGATAAAGATGATGTGTCACAAAAGAAAGCTAAAATACTTATTCAACACTCAGTCGGTCTTAAAACTGAAATTGATAAATTCATAAATGAAGAAGTAACTCAATATGATGAGGTAAATTTATATGAAGATGAAATCAATTGTATAGAAGTTTGTAAAGGGTCTAATGAAATAATAAGATTCTTAGTTTCTAACTCACCTGATGAGGTAAAAGAATCTGTTAAATCAATTATTAAAGAAAAACAATTAGTTATAAATATAAACCAAGTAACTTTTAATAAGATTAATAAATTTATAACTACACCAGTTAAGATTGAATGGCAGAATGTGATAAAAACATTTGAAAGATTTAGATATAAAGGTTAATCCTTTTTCTTATCATTATCTCTATTCAACATTGCGTTTTTAATCATCTCGTTTAATTTTCTATTGTCAGTTATTTCACCACCATCATCAGAAACACTATCATCTCCTTCTACTGTTTTAGGAGCCTCTGGTTCAATTTCATTATAACCTAAATCTTTTCTTAATGTCTTATAGAATTTTTCTAATTCTGTTTTCTGACCAGATAAGAACTTAGCATTTTCTCTAATTTGACCAATTGTTTGATTGACAACCTCATGCATTCTAGCAGAGTTATCACCATTATCAACTTGTCTTAATTGTGATAAGAAGTTTTTTCTTGTCATCTTTGTTAAGAATATACCTTCAGCATATACTGTAGCATCTTCTTTCATTTTATTCTTAATATAAGGATGTTCTTTTAATTGTGGAACGTCACCCAAATACAAATCAACAAGTGACTCTAGTACGTCCATAGATTGTTGACTAGCAACTGTTAAGTCAGCATCATAGTCATATATTTCAATTTCACCTAAATCAGGTAAATCTTCAGGTCTTGCTAAATGTTTTGATAAATCAAACTCACCATTTTCTGATTGAATTTCATCAAACTCATCTTGTATTCTATTTCTTTCTTTATCAGTTTTTGACATAGAGAGTGGTTTTTTACAATATATATAAAAAAATATCTCCTCACCTATGGCTAAAGAGGTAATGGAAAAACAAATGGTCTTCACTACTAAATTAGTAGATGAAGCAACAGATAAGATAAATGATGGTATTGTTATTAAACGATATCAAAACCCGTGGTTAAAAAGTGAAGTAGGTCTTAGAAGACAAGGAGTTACTTTTAAGATGACTGCTGATGAACAACAAGAGTATATTAGATGTGCTGTTGATGTTCATTACTTTGTAGAAAAGTATTGTAAAGTAAAAAGAGAAGATGGATCAGTAGGTTCAATTAAACTAAGAGACTATCAGAAAGAAATACTTGATAACTTTGTAAATAGTAGATTTAATATTTTAATGGCATCTCGTCAGGTTGGTAAAACAATATCATCTGCTATTTTCATGTTACATAAAATCTTATTTGACAACGATAAGAATATAATGATTGTTGCGAATAAAGGAGATACCGCGGTAGAGATTGTTGATAAGATTAAATCAATTTATTCATTACTACCTTTCTTCTTAAAACCAGGAATTAAAACTTGGAATCAAAAATCTCTAACATTTGAGAATGGTTGTAGAATTAAAACATCAGCTAGAACAAAAACTCCAGCTATCGGTTTTACCATTGACGTACTTTACTTAGATGAGTTTGCACATATTCCATCTAATATCATCGAGCCATACTATACTGCTGCCTTTCCAACAACAGCTGCGGTACAGAACTCAAAAATTATTATTACTTCAACACCAAATGGTATGAACTTATTTCATAAGTTACTTACAGACGCAGAAAGACCTGACGGTGATCCACAGAAGAATAACTATAAAGCGATGAGAGTATATTGGTATCAAGTACCAGGTCGTTTTGTTAGTTATTTAAGACTAAATAATCATAAACTATATGAATATGGAGTAACAAAAGAGGAAATATTTGACTTATGTAGAAATAAGTGGGGAGATAAGACTAAGATAGAAATGGATTATAACTCTGATTTACAAAAAGATATAATTCACATCTATAATAATGAATTTTGTTCAGATGATGAAGTTAAATCATTAATGTTTATTGACTCAAAAGGATATGAAGTACCTGTAAGAGCCTTAGCAGAGGTAACAACTTGGAAAGAAGAAGCGATAAAAGATATTGGAGGTGAAGATGCCTTTAATCAAGAGTATGGACTAAGATTTATAAATGCGAGTAAGTCACTTTTGAATGAGGCGATAATTGATGAATTATTAAAAAGTAAGAAAAATTATATATCAGAAGAAATATTTGAATTCAACAAGTTAAAATTCAGTTATAAAGACCTAAAATGGGTTGATGATGATAATATATTTGTACCAATAAAAAGAAAAGATTATAAATTTATAATATCTGTCGATATAGCAGAAGGACTAGGACAAGATTACTCAGTGGTTAATATATTTAAGATAACAAATAAATCTAGAGAACTTATAGAATCACAAAGAGCTTCATATAAATCTATAGTTGATTTCTTTAGGTTAGAACAAGTTGGTATATTCAGAAGTAATTTAGTATCTGTTAAACAATTGTCAGAATTTTTATACATTTTAGCATTTGAATATTTAAATCCGGAAAATGTTAAGATAGTATTAGAGTTAAATAACTATGGAAATACTTTATTAGCTGAAATGCCTCATGTTTTTGATGGAAATAATGAATATGGATCTGCTATATTTGCTAGATATAAACACAGAATAGATTCAACTGAGGAGAAAGTAGGTCTTAAAGTAGGTGAGAACAAAAACTTAATGGTTAAGGACTATCAAGACTTAATGCTATCAAAAGGATTCTCAATAAATAACGAGGATACCATTAGAGAAATAACAACATTTGTTAAACACACAACAACATCTGGAAATACTAGATATGCCGCTGACGTTGGACATGACGACTGTGTTATGACTATTGTAAATACAACCTCGATTTTTCCTAAAAACGAATTTAAGGAAATGGTTGAAGAATGGGCTAATAAAAATACTGATAAAGAGTTACTAGCCTATATCAATCAATGCTTAAATAATATAGATTTTGTAGAAGGTGTTGATTATGGACAAGTTCTAAAAGTTAGAAAACAGTTCATGAATCGAAATAAAAACACTTACAAAAGTGGAGATTGGTTTGGTAGAAAGTTATGAGTTAACTTCCATAGTAACTGATAAACCAGCGGTTTTCAACTTTTCTTTCATAGTTGAAATTGTATCATAATCACCATACTTAACATCACACTTACCATTAAAGTGAACAATATGAGCACACTGTGAAGCTTGTTCCTCATCATGTTTACATATTTTCATAAGACAAGTTATAACCCAATCAAATGTGTTATAATCATCATTATGTAAATCTAAACGATATGGTTTAGATAGAATTTCTTCAACTTTTGATTCTGTTTTTTTCTTAGTAATTGTAGCCATATACTATTTATTAATTTTTAATTGTCTTTGTTGTTTTATTTTTAACATCAACAATAGTAACATCACAAGGTTGTTTCTTAGCCCAATCTTCAAATTTAACCAAATGTTCATGTCTATCATCATACATAACAAAATGTTCACATCCTGTTTTTTCAATCATTTCCTCGAAAAGTGTAGTTTTGAAAATAAAAGTATCACCACCCCAGTTCAAGTGAACTTCATCAAAAGATAAATTATGTTGATTTAAAATCTTATCAATATTTTCTCTCATTCCTGGAACTTTTCTTAATCGACCCGTAGCCATAATAAGATAAGCGTCTTCATCAGCAACCGCATCCAAATATCTTTGGTAAACCCACTCATTTTTTGGAACATAAAATACTTCAGTATCTAAAGTTTCTGCTTTACCCCACCAACCATTATATGGCCAAGATAATCCTGTAGTTTTTTCCCAATATTTTTTACCCTCAATATGGTCAGGTGTGTGACAAAGTGTGTCGTCAAAGTCAAATGAATATAGTGTTTTGCTCATATCTATTTATAATAATGTTTTACAAAAATAATCAAAAAAGTTTATAAAGTGATTATATTTTTAATATATATCCTAAAAATTTTAATAAATTATGAGATTAGACATAAAATCTATAGCACTTTTAGTTCTAACAAGTGCTTGTATTTTGTTCTTCGGAATGTGGTTCTTTAAGGGTTCTGACTATAAGGATAGAATTAAAGCTCTTGAAATTGAAAACAAAAAAATCGAATCTGTAAGAGATTCTCTAAAGTCAGTAAATGCTTCTTTAAAATTAGATTTTGATAAAAAACAATCTGAGATTGATAAAAGAGATAAAAAAATTAAATCAATAGAGTTTGAAATATTAAAAACTAAAAAAGATTTAAAAATAGCCACATCTCAAGTAGAAGCAAATAAAAGAAGTCTTAAAGAAACTAAAGATAAAATTGAAAAGTTGAAAAAAGATCCAATTAAAAGAGAAGGTGATGAATTAATAAACTCACTTAAAGAAAAATTAAATCATTAAATATGAAAAAACTACTAATAACTATGATGTTTGTACTTTCATCAGTACTTGCATTTTCACAAATTGATTATCCAAGAATAGAAACTGACTCATTGGGTCAAAAAGTTGTGGTAATGACAATTGAACAAGTTCAAAAAATTGATAATAATTTAGAAATTCTACAATTGATGGAAAGAGCTCAATTAGAGTGTGATAGTTTGAACCTATCTTATATTAGAGTAATTGACAGTCAAAATAAACAGATTTCTTTATTAGAAATTGATATTACACATCTTAAAGAACAAATAACTTCAAAAGATGAACAAATTACTAACTTACAAGTAAGATTATCTAACTCAGAAACCAATAATAAACTATGTGAGGACCAAAAATTAAATTTTGAAAAACAAGTTGGTATATTAAATGATGAGGTTAGAAAACAAAAAACTTATAAAGTAATAGGTTTTATAGCTGGAGGAGTTGGTACATTAGGAGGTATACTATTAGCAATTCTACTACATTAAAAGATAGAAAAAATGAGTTTTTTAAATTAATATATAATCTATAAAAAATATTCAAATAAAAATGAAGCATATTAGAACGTTTGAAAACTATCGTATAAAAAAGAATAGAGAAGAGATAATCAAAGAGTCTGTTCTTCAAGTAAACGATATCTATAAAGTTAAGACTATGATTGATATTCCTCAATCGTTAATCAATGCTTATGTTAAGAAGGTAAAAGATACAACTGGTAAAAACTTACGTCAATTCTTTGGTGATGTTGATATCGCAGAAGAAATTGTTAAATTTATTAATATTAACAATCTTGATGTTGAGAAAATACCAGGAAATGCTATAATGGGTGGTGCTCAAGGACAAGGTCAAGCTCAACCACAAGGACAACCTCAAGTACAAACTGAAGGTGAACAAGTTCAACCACAAGCTCAAACTCAAGAAGCTCCACAAGCTCAAGGTCAAGCTCAACCACAAGCTCAAGGTGAAGGTCAAGCTCAAGAAGCTCCACAAGGAGAATTTGAAGAACCACAGGCTCAAGGACAAGCTCAACCACAATCACAAGGAGAAGCTCAACCACAAGCACAAGGAGAAGCTCAACCACAAGCACAAGGAGAAGCTCAACCACAAGCACAAGGAGAAGGTGAAGAAGAGGAAGAAGAGGAAGAAGGAGAAGAGGAATTACCTCTTTAATCTTATAAAATATTCAAAGAATTAAAACCCATCAAGAAATTGATGGGTTTTTTATTTAATATATAATTACCACCAATGTGGTTGTTAAATTAAATCACTATACTAATTTACAACCTCTATGTAGTAAAGTAAATAGAGATATTAAAAATGATAAAATTGATTTTTATATATAGTTAATGGTTTATATCAAAAAGTTTGAGAGTTTTCATAGTGATTCTATATTAATTATTGTTGATGTACAGAAATCATTTAAGAAATTCTTTTCTGAAATGTATCTGAACGAATTAAATAAGTATTGTAAACATTTTAATACTGTCTACCAAATATTTGATAATCACGTCGATGGTAAAAATGTAGATAAAGATTATCTTTATGATGAAACTCCAGATATTCCGGTTCACAAAGATCTTTATCATTTTCCAAATCAAAAAGATCTTATTGAAAAGAGATACAACTATGATGTAGACGCTGACTTCTATAAGAAAATTTTAGATAAAGAGATTTATAATGAAATTTCTGATAAAGAAGATAAGAAACTATTAAAGAAAGGTGATATATTTCCAACTAAAGAAGGAACATATATTGTTTATGTTGGTAATAATCATAAATGGCATCATCTTAGTAAGAAACTATATGATATACTTTTAAGTTTAAAAGGTAGAATGGTTACTATAGTGGGTGGAGCTGATGGTGAGTGTTTGGAGGACATTTATACAGCTGCTATATCTTTGGGTGTTAAAATAAGTAGAGACTGGAAATATATCTACACAGCGACAAGTTGTCCTATCCAATAAATCTATTTCCTTTAGATAAATTATCCTTTGCCCATAATGGTTGGAAATTGCTATAATGGTTTAGTTTATATATTTCTTCCTCAGATTTAGCATAGCTTATTGGTATTATATGATCTAGGTGCCATAATCCATAGTTTTCCCAAGTCATGTCATCTATAAATTTTAATTCTAAATGAATTTTTAAATCTGTAAATTTACAACCAATTATTTCTTCAGATTTTTTTGACTTTTTAATACCATTTGATTTTATGTAAGATGATATCATACTTCTTATATTTGTTGATAATTTGAATATAATATCGTCTTTTTTCTTATTTTTATAGTATTTATTTTTACACTCATTACACTGAGCAGACAAACCATTTTTTCTACTTTTATCTTTTATAAATTTTTCTTTGTCTTTTATAGTCATACACTTTGTACAAACACTTTGATTATCATCACAAGATTCAAACATTCTTCTAACTGTTCTGATTTTTGAATTTGGATTAGATTTTTTTAATTTTCTTTCCTTACTTTTATTCAATAAAATATCACGATTATCTTTATAGTATCTATTGACTCTATCTATTGACTCTTTTGTATTCACACAATTTTTACATTGAGCTCTATAACCATCTTTGGAGTCTGACCTTTTTGAGAAATTAGAAATATCTTTATTTTCTTTACATTTACTACATACTTTCATATCTTATATATTAAAACATGAAAGGTTCCTTTTGCCGATTTAATCTTCTTCCTCTTCCGGCATATCAAAACAAATTCTTAAAACATCTCCGTCAAATCCAATTGAGCATTGTTCAAAATTAGAAAAAGATTGAAATCTTGGAACAATTTCTTCTTGAAGTAATTTAAATATTTTCTTAATTTTATTATTATTAGACATAATAATATCTAGGTTATTTTTTAACTTT